TTCCATCAACATTATTGCTTATCCCTCATAACCATGCCTGTTCTATAATAATCACTAACCTCTTTTGCCTCGCCATACAGTTTAAGCGATTGCACTGCTTCCGTAAACCTTTGTGCATAATTCTGCATGACATCGGGCTCACCTTTCATAAACGTATATGCTTCCATTAAACTACCATACAACAAAGCATTAGGTGCGTTTGTACTTAACCACGTAGAACCAGAATCAGCTCCTGCGGTAAGACTATTTGGTCTGTAGTAATAATGCAACTCTACTGCAAAACTGCTGCTAGGTGTAGGTGCCACAATAAAATTATCGGTATCAAACAAAGCATAAAAACGTGGAGATCCTGTGGTAGATGAGTTAGGCGTAAAGGTTTGTATAAAGTTTACGTCTTTATAATCAAGAAACACTTTATTACTGCTTGCGTCGGTAAAGCTAAGAGAGAAAGGTGTTAAAAAATCTGTTGGACACGCTAGAAACTCATTACTTGATGTAAACGCGGCTGTTGCATTTTTTCTAAATATACTGAGCTGTACGTTTTTAAGTATGCGCTCTTCTGCAATTTTAATAAAATTAGATAGATTATTAGTAAACGTCGTCTCTGTATTTTCAGAATAATCCTGTATTGCAGTCTTCAATGTAGCAAAAGTAAAGCTCATGTCGTCACCGTAACCTCTCCAACAGACGCAAAAGCGCGTATAGCCACACCCCTGTCTGGAAAACCACCGGGACCAACTGTAACCGTCTGTGGCTCTGTTCTATCTGGTCTAGCATCTTTTAGCGCTAAGGCATCGACCACAGTAGGAAAAGGCTCAAGCTGTGGTTGCTTTGCCTCAAACTCATCTTTGCCCACAAGAGATCCATTCCACTCTTTACGCATATCTTTATATTTATAACGAAATCCTGATCTATCTGATAT